ACTTCTGAGAATTCGGGGTATCGACGCCGAACGGGTTGCTTGCCGGCCGCAGCGGCTTGCCGGCCCAATCCTTGTTTTCGGCCCACTGCACTAAGGGGTCAGTGATCGTCGGGGACAGGAACTGCAACAGGCTCTCGCTGCCGCCGATGGGGTTGAAGGAACTCACCGCCGCCGCCGCTACACGCATCGCCGACTTGCCTGGCTGGAAGTCCCGTTGGGTCATCGCCTCGCCAACACCCTGACCCATCACATGCAGGACGTTGTAGCCCCACGGTAGAGGAATCTTGATGTAGTCACCGCCACCGGACGGCAGCATGATAATCAGGTTCCGCTCCTTCACGAAGTCGGGGATCTTGTCGTATTTCGATTCGCCGTCGTCGTCATCCCCGCCCAGCGACCGATTCACCATGTCCAACACAGCGGCGAAGATTACCGTGGCGCCGGCCATCATCTGCACCTTGCGGCTCTTGACGACAGCCTGGAGCAGTCGGACGGAACCTTGAATGCTGGCGTTGTAGAACAGGTAAAGTGCGTTAAGTACCTGTCCCATATCGCCTTTCCGGTTAAAGTTAACACTAGACTCCTTCGCCAGCTTTGCTGCCTGCGCCTCCGTCATCCCGGCGCGGCGGGCGTGAACGAAAATAGACAGGCGGATACCGTTCTCAACGGCGGTGTTCTCATTCTCGATGAACTCGATGACCGCACGCATTCCCGCCTTGACCTTAAGCCCGGTCGTGTCCCTGCCAACCTCGCGGATCTTCTGAATCAATGCCTGCTCACGGCCTTCAATATCACTGTACGCCTGGAGCCAGCCGGTTTGTGCGCCGGCCTTACGGAACTCGTCAAAGGACTTGGCCCATTCGTTGTGCTTGCCGTCCTGCTTCTGGAACGAACGGATGCCGCGCCAGGCTTTACCCACATCCTTGATGATCTTCCACTTGAGACCATCAGCCTCGGTTGCAGACAGGTTGTAGCCGACCGTTTGTATATCTCGGGCGAAGTTGGAAATCACGAATTCAGGATTGGCGCCGGTATTGACGATGGCCAGCCAGCGGGTCAGTTTCGACAAGGCATTGATGATAGGCCCGCTCTCCGTCGCGCCCAGATTATTCAGGGCGTGCGCGATCCGCATGGCAACCGGGTTGCGATCATTGAACGTAATCCGATGATCTACCCCATCCACGCGCACCGTCAGGACATTATCGGCCATGACAAAGCCCTTATCCTCCCGGTACGTCACTAGACCCTCGGCATCGAACGTCGGCTTGTACTCAACCTTGTCCACCTCGTACAGTTCGGGATTCTGGTTGTTGCGGGCGAACTCCAGGAAGGCTTTGCCCACCTTGACCTTCTCGGCCTTGATAGCGGTCGCCTCGTACTGTGCGACCACGTTGGCCAGGACATGCACCACATCCTTATTGGAGCCGGCACGGCGCTTCTCCTTGCCTCCGGTGTTGAACCCCTTACCCTTGGGCGGCAGCCGTCCGTCGTGGCCTTCGCGTTTCAGCGGGACGTAATGCTCATAGGCGCCTTCCCAGGCATCGACGGTTTCCTGAGTCTCCAGGCCGGATTCCACCAGCATATCCCGGCGGGCCTTGGTGATGGTGTCCACGCGGGCGCCGATGTCGCGCATAGCAGGGGTATCCAGGCGGCCCAATATCTCGGCGGCCTCCTCGTTGCTCATGCCAGACAGGGCGGTATTGTCCTCTCGGTCTGGATTGATCCGCTCCAACTGCGCGTTGGCTTCCTCGGCATGACGGGCGCGCAAGTACAGGTCCACGTCCTCAAGGCCGATCTTGGCCGTGCTGATCGCCTCAATCAGCGGGTCAACGTGCTCGCGCTGGAAATCCTCAATCGCCGCCCCTGCCATGCCGTGATAGCGCAACTCGGCTAGATAGGCGTCCTCGGCCTCGGGCAATTCCTGGATGCCGCGCTCGGTAGCGACGGCCTTCTGTACCTTGTTCAGGTAATGGAACTTGTCTTGGGCCTTGAAGCGCAGTTCATCGAATAGCGTGGCTTCGACATCAGACGGGCTGACGGGTGTGGCCTTGCGGCTGTACAGCGGCACCCCCGTAACGCTAGCAATATCCTTCCCGTCCGCAAACGCATTCAACACGTCTTTCAGGTAGGCTTGCAGTGCGCGAACGTCGGTGATGTGATCTTTCGACTTAAGCCCGCTCATCTTCAGGGCTATCTTTGATAGCCACATGCGGACAGTATTCAGGAGTTGCTTGAACTTCGACGGGTTGGAGTCGGCGAGTTGTTGCAGGAATACAGGATCGGCCAGCGAGTCGCCCATGAAATCCGCCAACAATTCCTCTGTCGCGGCGTCGCTGTTGTACAGATCTTCACCCGGCTGTACGAGTTCATTCAGACGGGAGTGATAGCCTTCAAGGTCGCGCAAATACGGCTTTGCCTGATCCTTGTACCACGCATACAGGTCGGGGCGGCGGCGTCTCAGGTCATGTAGCAGCTCATGGCCCGCTATATTGATGAAGCCTATTTCACCTTGGGCATTGACGTAGAGCGAGTCTTTGGCTTCTTTGATGCGGAATCCGTTGAAGATGTTGAATCTTTCTGCGGTTGGCGCAACGAATCGAACGTCTCGCCCGAAGGCAGCTTGAATTTCTTCCCCGACTCGACGAACAGCGTCAGGCACGGTAACGGCTTCATACGCATCGCTCCATTCTTCGCCAAGCCCGTAATCGACCAGGGCATTATTCAGTGTAGCAGCGGTGGATTGATCTGCAAGGGGGGCGGATTCGATGGCGTTTATAGGTGATAATCCACCATTTCCAGGGCGCGAAAACCCGGCCTTACCCACGAAGTTGACAAGATCCAGCCTGTTCCTTATTCTTGTTTTCAGTCCTCGCAGTTGGTTGCTATGCCCAAGGGGCTTTACCTTGGCCCATGTGCGCCACTGCAAGGATTTTTCTTTATCTTCGTAGCGCAGCCGCTTATCGAACCAGCGCGCAACATCCGATTCCAATGATCTTCCGTAAATGCTGGCAACGCGATTTATATCTAGCGTCCCGGCTTTTTGGTTTCGATGGATGGCGACAACTATCGGCGAACCTTGCTCGTCTTCCATGCTTGTTAAAACCACAAGCGAACCCTTCGGCGCGGTCGGCGAGTCGGAATCGAACACGGCGGCTGGATCTGCGATTTCTCTAATGATCTGGCGCAACTGATCCATCGTTACATGATGTTTCCCCTCTGTCGCCTTATGAATAACGTCCTCGGACATGCGCAGCGGCAGACGGTCAAGCCTAAGCATTCGCAATACGGGCGGGGTGAATCCAAGCGGGATCATTTCACCGCGATTGATTTCGCCGTCTTCGTAACGATCAAGCGCGGCGTTTAGGTCGCGCTCCCAATCAAGATCGAACACCTCTTGATCGTCGGCCTTCCGGCTATACATCGCTACGCCGGTATCGGTTTCCTTGGTCTGGATGGTTCCGAACAGATCATCGAACGCCTTTTCTACGGGCGCGACTTCTTCGGGCAACAAGTACGGATAGCGGTCTGGATCGCGGCTGAATTCTTGAATCGTCACAACATTGGCAAGATAGTCGTTGCTGTATCCTTTCTGCATCATCTTTGAGATTGTGTAATTCTCAAAAGAGCGCGCAGCGCGTTCTATGATGCGTGACCAGTAACCATCGGCCGCGCTTTTGTCGATACGCCTTGCCCGCATAGCCATTGGCGATTCATCGAGCGCCTTTACCAGATCGGCAAACCGTTCCTCAACTTCCGGCCTTACGCCTTCCGGGTGATTGGGGTCTACTTTCCAGTTTTCAGGATTAAGGTAGGTCGCCTTTGGATTATCCTTGTGCATCTGCTCAAGACGCGCCTTGCTGATCGGCGTGCTTGTCTGCGTCTTATGCACATACATCGGCTCAGGACGGTAGGTGATGTAATTGTTTCGCCTATAGTCGTTCTGATCGCCCGTAAATTTCGTGGCCTGCCCATCATTACGGGAGCGCGCAAAATAATTGTCGAGCGAATGAAACCACTCATGCGCCAGCGATCCGGCGCCGCGTGTCTTGGTGAGGTTGATAACCAGATTCCCAGGCTCAAAGTGCGCAGACGCCCAGCCAGATCCACGCGAACCAAAGCCAAGCCCTAGAGTCCCATTCAGAGACAAGGCTTTCGGCGGGATACCAACAATGTCAGCCAAGTCCATCAGCGCGTCATAGCCCTGATTGAGCATACCCTGACGCTCTTTGGCGTTCTTCCCCTGCGCCACCCAATTACCGAACTCGACACCACGGAATCCAAAGGCATCCATGAACATTTTTTCAGTAGCATCGCGGCCATTGCGGTAATCAGCACCGGTACGGGGACGATTATCAGAGCGGCGAACGTCGGTCTTCTTCACATTGTCGCGGTTCTTTACGTCTTCCCAAGCGGCTACCAGACCATCATAGTTCTTTGATTTATACTCACGCGCCGCCTCTACCGTATCGAACGTCTTTAGCTTCCGATATTCCTTGTCACCCTTCTTGTTGATGAAGTATTTGCCATTGGCACCACGGATCTCAAAGGCCACCCGTTTTTCTTGCGGCTCGGCACCTAGCTCGGAATTAACGCCATCTACAACTTCATCTACGGAGGTGACGCCATTAAAGGTTTTAGTTTTGCCGTCGATCTGGACATGGACAATCGGGCTTTTTACTTGCTTGCCGTCGTCGTCATATCGGTAGGCATTCGGGTACGCCTGAACCTTCCCGATACGGTCCCAATGCTGGCGGTCAATCTGCTCAAGTAGCGCCACCTTATCGGCGAACGGAACCAGCGCAGAAACGGCGCGCATCCTTTCCATGATCTGTTGCGGCGTCTGTTTGCCAGAATCAAGGAAGCCAACCATGTCATTCATCAGACCACGGAAATTCTTAACCTTCTCCACCCACCGCGCAACCTTGTACTTAACCCTTGGCTTGGTAGGTATCTCGGCTCTTGCGGCAGTAGCGAACGCGGCTGAAAACGCATCCTCAATATCGTCAATATCGGACTTGGGCCAAATTTCACTCAACGGAAGGCGCGCAATATCGTCATCAGACAATTCCTTGCGCATTGCCGCTTCACGATCTTTGCGGGCACCGCCTAACTTCTCACCGAAGTCTTCGATCTTCTCGGCCGGCTTCGCTTCAGCCCCCGGATATGCCTTCCGAATATCATCCGCCGTATATTCTCCGCTGCGGAACTTCGCCATGATGTCGAGGCGGTCTTTGCCGGTGACGTTGGCAGCGTCGAGGATAGCTGTGATAGCCGGCTCTTTGGCTTCCGGCGTCGGCTGGTCTTCGGTGGCGGGCTGCGCTGCTTCAGCAGGTTCTGGCGCAGGCTCTACCTTCGGTTGCTCGGATTCCTCGGTGTCCAGCTTTACGTCGGGCGTAACGGCGGGCTTCCTTGCCTCAAAAGAATTCCCATGAGGGGTGTGCAAAACCTTTACTGTTTTACTTGATGTATCCCTCGCCGAACCACTACCGCCCCAATGCGATTTCAATACAACTTGCACCATGTCCTTATCAATAGAATCCAGCAAATCAGCGGCCTCTTCTTTGCTGGTTTTAATTTCGCCTTGACCGCCATCAACTACCTTGTAAATGCTGCCATCAGCTTTCATTTGAAAGTTCGCGCCCATTCCTGGAACTTGTAGCGTTGGGTACAGAATTTTGCCGTTATGGACTATTCCCTCTGCTGATTCCTTAATAGCCGACTCAAGCTCTTCCGCTGACTCCGCCATGCGCGCAATAGATGTAACGGCGGGCGCCTCATCTTCGACAGCCACCGGCTCACTCGGCGGCTTTGCGACTTCAGCGGCCTCGTTTTGGTTATTCGCAGGCGGCTCTAACTCCCCGGTGATGGCGCTGGCATCCCATCCTCCGGCGACATACCGATGCAGTTTCTCCGCTGCCGCTGGCGACATGATGTAACCGTTTTCCCGGTTGCTGTACTTCCCGCCGAGAGCGGTTGCGAGTCTGCTGGCGCGAGTCTTGTACCCATCGACGCCAGGCGCAACAACAAGCGCCTTGCCTATCGCATATCGCGCTCCTGTAATCCTGAAAGGTGCCTTGGGATCTGAACCGACGACCTCCTGGAATCTAAGCCGCTCTTTACCTCTCGGGAGCGTGATTTCGGCAGCCTTCCTCCGCAACACGAAACCCTTGACGCCATCTTTCAGTTCAGACGCCTTAACGATCTCGTGCGTGTCGCCGATTCCGCGACGGTTTAATTCGCGGCGAGCCACGAGTTCATTGGCAAATGTCGCGCCGTCTTTGGCCGTAACGATGTCAGACAGAGGATTATCGGCGTCCTCGCGGTTCAATGCCGCCTGCTTCTCGCCAGTCGGATCAAGGTTTTCGCGGTGGACTCGCTTACCCTTCCGGGCACCATTGGCCGTGAATTCAGGAATCAGCGTATCAGTTCCGTCTAGGTCGGATTGGCGCACATAGACGGTATCGCCGTACAAGGTGCGCGACTTAACCAACGCCGGTTTCTCGGTGGCTTCGCGCTCCCGCTCGGATTTACTCTTTAGGATGTCGGGTTTCGCTGCATCCTGCACATTTACGGGCGCTTCTGTGCGCTGTGCAACATCGGCGGGAATAGGGCGGGATTTCGGCGGGATTTCTGCGGGTTTGCTCTGCTCTACCGGCCGACCCTGCCGCGCCTCGATCTCTGCATTGACCGCCGCCCATTCCTGAGTCAGTTCCGGCAGCTTGCCCGATACCTTGATGCTGCCGCGTAGATAAGACCGGCGCGTATCAAGCTCGGTGTCCGACATATCGGCGGGGGATTTGTTGGCGGTGGGCTTCTGATTGTCAACGGGTTGTGGCTGGATTGTCGCGGGCTGCGGTGCCGGGGCATTCGGGGCAACTGTAAGGGCATTCGACACTTTAGCGGGCGCAATCGGCGCGGCGTTGCTGTCCTCTACCACCATTCCATCGGCATCGAGCCACTCATTCGCAATAAGCTGACCGGCGTCGTCGGTGTTCGGCATGACAAGTGAGCCGTCTGGCAGCTCATGGGTCGGGGTGAATGACTGGGATACGGGGGTGTATCCCGGTTGACTCGCTTCCGGCGCAACCTGAGCGGCGGGCGCCTGCGCGTCTGCTACTGCACTAATCGGCTGATTTAGTCCATTCTCGGACTTGGCGAGCGCGAAGCCACCAGTTACCGGAATAGGGGAATAGCCGGTCAGCTTGCGGGATTTAATGGCCAATGCGGCTGCGGCCTTGCTGGCGTAGGGCTTGCCGCTCGGCTGCACGACAGGCGCATCAGCAGCCACCGCCTCAACGTCCTGCGGCATAACCGGCGACTCAGATACCGGGAACGGCTGCGCGGCTGTGACGGCTTCTACGGGCGCCAGGTCGGCAACGGGCTGGACCGGCATAGGACCTGGGCGCGTCGGGTAAGTTTGTGCGCGTAATGCCGGGTTGACCCAAGTACCCGCGCCCTGGTTTGGAATGGCCGCGTCTATCTGCGCTTGGCGCTCGGCATCTTGGGCGGCGACTTGACCGGCATAAGGATCAAGCGGCTGGCCAGTAATAACCGCCAGCTTCTCGGCGACCAGATCCGCCATTGAACGCTCGGCGGGTTGCGGCGCTGGGGGTGTGGGCTGGGCCGGGGGGGCGACTATCTCGGCGGCAGGACCAGTCGGCGCGGCTTGTTCCTGTCCGAGGGCAGATTCCCCGTTATTACGCGCCGCATAGGTGGACAGCGCAATATCGGCCATACCGCCCGGACCCATTTCAAGCGCAACTTCCTGGCCTACGTCCTCGGCGTTCACTTGCCCGGTAGACAGTAACTGGCCTTGGATCTCGCCACCCGCCGCCGCGCCAACCTGAGCACCCAAGGCGACTGCGCCGCGCTTGGCAGTGCTGGCCGCACCCTTCGCGCCCTTTAGAAGCTTGACGCCCAGAAGATTGGCGGCTGCATCCCACGATGCGATAGACAAACCTTTCTTGCTGGCGCGACTCAGCATGTCAGCGCGTACAGCAGGGTCTTGCAGGACGGCGGCGACTTGCGCGGGGTCTGACGGATCACCGCCACGCTCGGCAATGAATTGACGGATTTGCGCGCCAGTCTCCACCAAGTAGGAGCCAACGCCAGCGCCAGCCAAGAAGCCGGCACCGCCGCCGACAGCGGCGCCCACAGGACCAGCTACAGCGCCGCCACCAATCGCGCCGGCCTTCCCAAGCGCCGCGCCTGGACCCCATGTTGCGGCGAGGTTCGCGGCCTGCTCCGCATTGGCATAAGCAAACCCTTTGGGATTCTTTATAGCCTCAAAGAGCGCGGTTCCAAGGAAATCGACCGCCTGAACGGCGGCATTACCATACTCGTCCTTATCCCATGCTTCGCCAACGTCCTTAGCTTCTTTGCCAACAACAGCCGTGTATTCGTCTAACTCTATCGGGCGGCCATATTGCTTCGATCCTTTAGCGATAGTGCCGACAAGTGAAGCCTTGTTTTCAGCATTCAGGCTATCCCACTTGCCAGTTGCCAACAGCGCGGCAAAATTCGACTTGGCTTGATCGTAGGACTTAACCGCCAAGTCACCGACATTCGACATGAAGCTAGCTGGCTTTTGGGGTTCACCACCCGTCAGCGACGGCATACCCACAGCCGCAATCGCGCTCTTGATCTCGTCGTCAGAGTATTCGACATAGGCGGGATTCAGGCCACGGACAGCCGTTAGAATCTCGCTATCCGCATAATCCCTGTACTGCGGATTACTGCCGCGCCACTGAGCGAACGATGCAGTCATGTCTAAACCTCTACTTGAAGGATGCTAGGATGGCTTCGGCGCGTAAACGCTGATCCTGATTAGTTGCTTCCAGAAATCTGGCGGGCAAGGTTAATGAGTTCAGGATCGCCGCCATGTACCTGCGAATACTTTAGATACTCATCAGCTTCGTCCTTGGTGATAGAATTCATGGCTGAGCTAATCAGGCCAGATGCCTGCTTGTTGTTCTTTATCGCCCCATACTGCTTTCGCGCCAGATTGAGTTTGCCGGCCTTGCTCTCAAAACTACCCCGCAGAGAATCACGCCGGGCGATAGCGTCGCGTGTTTTCTGGCTACCGCTGAGTTCACTAACCTCGACTGGCGCCGGTTCGGCGAGCGCGTTGCTGGGCGCGGGTTCGGCGGCGGGTTCGGGCGCGGCCAGACTGTTGGCCGGTTGCTGCTGCGCCCCTGCTGCCCGCTGCGCATCCATATGCGCCTTCAACGGATCTTCGCCACCCTCAGGTGCCGGTTCATTCAATCCATTCACCTTTACCCGGTCATATCCGCCTTCCGCGTTCCGTACTACGGATATTTCCATTCCAGTTTCAGGGTCCATATATGTTTCGATCTTCGGCGGTTTTGCGGCACCGCCAGATCCTTGCGCCCTACCCTTCGGCACGAAACCCCTGTCTCCCGGAATGGGCTTGAACTGACCGCCTTGTACGCCAAACGGCTGTCCGGTGCTATCAACCTTTACATTGGTGTACTCATCGCCCTTGCGATATGCCTCAAACACATCCTTGGAGGCCATGACCTTCATCAGCGCCTGCTGCCGCTGTTCCCACGGAATGCCCAGCCCGTTCGACGCCCATAATTTTTCATCGTTCATCGAGGCGACCATAATGCGCCCCACCTTGTCCGATTCTGCTTCCAGGATCTTGCGGTTGCTCTCGTTCAGCGCGGCGATATTGGTTTTCATGGTCTGATGAAAGGCCGGGTCAAGGCCAGCAATCTCCGCATCGGCTGATTTGTCGCCGGCCTGCAATCTGCCATACGCGCCGCGCAATTGATTCGCCCGGTTCATTTCATCGCCGGCCATATACAGCTTGGCCTCGTTCAACTGATTCACGGTGCGATCTGCGCGGCGTCTATCGACCTGCTCCAGAATGCTAGGGTCGGCGCCGTATTCAGCCAGCATGTTGCCCATGTCCGCCATCAGGTGTTACTCCGAATGAATTTATCCAGCTTGGTTACATCTGCATTTGGATTCGCGGCCAATATCTCGGCCCGCGTTCGGGTTGCGGTGCGAAGTCGATTCTCAGGGGTTAGCTTGGATTCGATTTGCTTCAAAAACTGCTCGTCTTCCGGCGTGACTCGCTGGGATACGGTTCTGCCTCGGCCTGTATCAGAAGCCTCATTCGCCGCCCGTTGCCGGCTCTCATTACCAGCTTTTGCGGTCTGAATCTTCGCATAGCGTTCCGCTTGTGCAGGCGGAATACCATAGGACAGCATCTCGATATTGCTACCCAGGGCGTAGGTGTCGGTTTTAGCCTTTGTGTCAAAGGGATTGAACTTCGATTGCTTGCTGTACAGGAGCGGCGAGTTCAGCCCCAATACCCCATCCTTGAGCATCGTTCCAACCACCCAGCCGTTCGCTTCTCCCGGCCACAGTTGGCCGTTGACCAGCCTACCCAGTGTCGCCTGCGCGGTCCTGCCGGTCGGGTCAGCCTGCATGTCTCTCTGTAGCTGATCCGAGAACTTGCCCAGCTTCGCGCCTTCCGCTGCACCACCCTTGAAGTTCTTGAACTTGTTCAATGCGAGGATAATGGCGACAGGAGCGGCCACGTATGCCCCGAAAGCCGCCCCCCCGGTCAATGCGCCGCTCTGACCGGCAGCTGCCGCCGCGCCTGTCGTGGTGCCTGCCGTGGTGGCTACAGGAGCCGCGCCAGCACCCAAGGCGTCCATCGCCGCCACGGTGCCCTGCATCTGGAATCCGCCCGCGAAGGGAGCGGCTACCGGAGCGCCCACCACACCGGCAGCCGTACCCGCACCACCGAGCGCATTCATCGCCGCGACGCTGCCTGCCGTGACGCCGCCGCTTAAGGCTGGCGCACCGGCCGTCAGCACGTTGGAACCAGACGGCATCCGCGCCGACTCTCTCGGACCGGCCGCCCGCGCCCATTCGTTTCCACTTCCAGGCAGTGAATCCGTGACCGCGGCAATGGGATTACCGTTCCCGGCATTGGTCAGTTCATTGAGGCCGCTGATCGCATCGCGCCCGTTGCGCAAGGTGTCAGCGGCTGTTCCAAAAGAGTTCTCGGCACCCCCGGTCATGCCTAAGAAATCCGTCACCATCCGGCTATTGGCTCGACCGCTGCCGATCTCAGCGCCGCCCGCCGCCTCGCCCAACGCCTGATTAACGCCGGTCACGCCATAAGAGTAATTGCGGCCCAAATTGGTCAACGTGTTATTGGCATTGGTGCCGGTCTGGATCATTGGCAGATACCGTTCCAGCGCCTTGTCGAATTCGCTGGATGCAAAGCCTTGGCCGTATTCCTCAAGGGCAGTCAATCGATTGCCAGAGCCAAGCTGTCGGTTCTTAGCGAGTGCGCGTGTAGTTGCTTCCTCGCCTTGCGCCCTGCGCCACTGATAGCCTGGATCTTTCGCCAGACTGGCGGGATTGGCCATCAGCGCGTTATAGCCTGAGACACCTTTCTTGCCAAAGTCCATGTACGGCTTGATCGCCGTTTTGCCTTCCTTGTAAACGCCGGTCAGTGCATTCAGTGATTTGTCGGCATAGCCCTTGTACGCATCGAAGGAATCGCCGATGGCGTCTTGCGTCTGGTTGTTGTTGTACCAGGCACCACCGGCACGCAAGAAAGGTTGGGCGGCATTCAGGACATTCGATCCTTTATCCAGCCAGTCCAATACAGTATCAAGATATGCCATATACAACCCCTTGCAGAATCGCTGCGAATATCATAAAAGCACGAATATAATTTTTCATTTAAATTGAACGTACAGTTTCATGAACGCTGCTTCCATCTCTAAATTAGTCGTGCTGTCCTGCCAGGACATAACATAGAACTGAGGGATAACTGATTTAGCTATCCATCCAGTGCTAATGCCCACGACATTTGCGAAGGCGCTTGTAGGTGCCCTACGGTCTCCATACTCAAAGATCGTAGAACCGTTAGAGCTTGAATCTGTCGCTAACGCGATTGATCTATGATCCCCAGTTGCATTAGCGACGAAGGCCGTCCTGGCGTTGACCTTGAAATATGCCGCCCAAGTAGGAGGCGTTACAAGTCCTGTCGTCGTGTTAAGCGCTGTTCCGTGGTTGTAGCCATTTGTCGTGATGTCATAAACGACCGGGTCCCATGATCCCGTGCTTCCAGAGTTGTGAGCTTGATTTGTGGTGCGATAAGCTCTCACGCCATACACTGGCTGATATTTATTTATAATCATCCAGTCATCGGTAACGCTTCCGCATTTAAGAGCAATGCAATCGTTAGCACTTAAAATTATATCGGAGTCAACACCGTCTACCGTGTCTCCCGTATTGAACGCGACTGTCAGGACACCCGTCCCCCCGTGCTTGATCGTGACCTGGAAGTCTCCGGTTTCCTCGGAAGCAAGCAGCGTGGACGCGTCCGGGAAAGTGATTGATTCACCCCCGGACCCTATGTATTCAAGCGTATCCCGGTTGTTCCCGGTAACGACCGAATGATTACCCGGAACCGCCGTCACTTGGCGCTTCATGTTGGCATCGGCTTCGGTCGGCGTTAGTTCCCCGCCGCCTGCTGCTGTTCTGATTGTGGGCATTTATGCCTCCGCTAAGAATGAAATACCGTCAAGGTATAAAGATGTTCCGGTGGGCGTAACAACACCCGCCGCTGAGATCGTGACTGTCCCGCCCGATACCGCAAAGCCAATGGTCGCGTTAGGCCGATAACCTGCTGGCAGCGTAAAAGCTGCATTGCCCGTTGATCCGCTATCAATGCGCCCGTGTAACCGGACGACGCCAAAGATGTTCTGCTTATAAGCCGCGTCATAGTGAGGCGATCCGGTGTTGGCCCATGAGTTAGCGAAGGTCGCTACGCCCTGCCATTGTTCGATCTGAGAGATTCTGGCAAACCACTTGCGCCACTGGTCGTTGAACTCCCTTATCCGTGTTGGAGGATCTTCCAGGCGCTTCATCCGTCTGCCTCAGTGCCTTCCATTTCCAGCCCTTCCAGAGCGACGCGCTCAGAGGGTGTGCCGACCAGCTTGTGATTGCGGCGAATGAATGACCCGCATCGCGTGGCGCGGCGCTCGATATAACCCATGTCCAAGGTGCGCGGCGTGGCTTGGTAAGAGCGATTTGATTGATCCGACCAGTACAGGGAAAGCGGTTGCGATGCTTCGGTTTGCGTCCCGGCCAATCTGTAAGAGTCGGCCGACTTGCTGTTATTGTTGCCGCCGTCGAACGCGCCCGTGATAACCGTGATCTCAATATCGTCGCCGGCCTGCCCTGAACTCGACACCCAGCCAGGTTCCACCCACCCAGACGCTACCCAGCTAGTCGCTAAAGTACGGTCTTGAGGGATAAAATCATCCTCAATGGTCATAATGTCGCCATTGGTCAAGATGCCGCTGACGTAATCCGTGCGCGTGGACAGCGTAAAGTCGATGAACGGCGCGCAGTCTATGCCCGCGTGCATAAGTTCCCACGTTGTCCAGGTCTTCGTCGTGGCGTTATAAACCAGCGTCGTCAGCGGCGTAATCAGGCCGCTGTTCAGGTGGTACAGCGTTATCGCGTAGAATATTCTTCCGCCAACCGACACCGCCGCACCGATGGCGCTTTTCGCTTCTTTGATGATCGAGGTGGTCAGGAACGAATCAATATCCGTGGTGGAAATCTTTTGCGGCGTCATCCCAGAAATCATGTACGCGCCCAGACCGCTGCGCTGGGTAATCCCGATGAAGAACGTCGAACCGGATTCACTGGCTAACGTATGCTCGTCGGCGCAACCGATGGGGAAGGATATGTCGGTTCGGACACTTAAAGGCGACCCCGTTGGATTCCCCGCATAGTAGAAAAGCTCAATCGTGCGATTACCAAAGGCCAGCACCGTTTCGTCGTGTTCCCAGATCGCCACGCCACCATCGGTCTTTAACTCGGCCTCGGTGAAGTTAAGTCCATCCCAAGTAACCGGCGTTTCAATGCCTGACCCGGCTATCTCGCCATCCGTGTCCATGACGAACAGCGTCTTATTGATGACTGCCCCGCCCTTGGCAAGCGTCTTGCCCGATATGTTGGCCGGAAAGTCCGGATCTTCTATCTTGACTAGCGTTGTCGTGGCCGCGCTGCTGATGTACCAACCAACATTATTATCGGGATCAAGAATGACCAGATACGCACCGACCTCAAAGAAGTACACACGGCCCGTTCCGTCGCGGAAGGAACGTCTTGCTGTGATCGTGCCGGTGGCCGGTGATACGGTCCCGGCATCAACGGCGAAGGTAAATGTGTCTGCCGTTGGCACCGAGAGGATGGTCTGAGTTCCGTTATAGCCGGCCTGCGCCGCCCCAGCTATAACGGCCTCATCGTCAATATCGAAGCCATGCCCAACATTCGTTGCTGTTGCTGTCCCGCCAGCTTGCGTGATCGTTACGCTTTTCGCCGACTCACGTACCGTCGTTGAATGATTGCCTTTATAGACCTCTGAACCATTCACCCAATAGCGCGCATCGACCGCCGCCCAATCGAAAGTCCCTCGCCCCTTGCCCGTCGTTACCCCGTCCGCACTGGCATCGATAGCCAGGTTAATACCAGGGCGTTGTGTGACGAACCAGCGGCCATCCGGGTACTTGTCGAATATCCCGTTGATAACCTGGGATGAAGCAACAATGATTTCACCGCCGATGAATCTCTCGATCTTCAGCGAAGTCGTTAAGGGTATGCGCATCAGTCGGTATTGATGTTGTAGCGTGATCCGGCGCGCAAGGCATTATCGACCTCAAGCGTCGGGATGCGGTTGATAAAGTTACGCTTGGATATCTTGCCCAGAGAATCTTGAGCGCCTTTTACCACCGTCTGCGGGATCTTATTCCCCAACCCGTACATGCCGGCAATGTCGATTGCCAGATTAAAGCGCAAGGCTCGCTCATACCCTTCAGGTAGCGATATATCGGTAGCCGTCGTGGCGAAGGCAGAGAGCGGCTTGATCGAAGCGATTTCCAGAATATCGTCAACGCTTGGCCGTGATTCAAAATAGATCGTGCTGAGCGGATAGGCCGGCTCGAAATAATAACGTCCGGGTATCGCCTCTGCCGTCTTGTCTGCCAAGGCATCATATTGCCTGCGGGTCATGGTGCCCATAGGATAATCATGGCCACCCCGTCGAATCAGCGCCGTCATAATCTCAACCGGCCGCGCCGTATCCAGGGTTGCCCCGCTGCCGATGGTATAGGACGAGGCTGAAGCGGCCAGCGTCAACGTATCTACCGTGTGATACGGAATCACAATCCCGTCAGCCGACCACGAATCCAGCATCGCGTTGAGCGTCGCCAAGCAGTCCGCATAGTCGTCGTCGGACGGGGTTTCGCCCGCACCACGGCGTGACAGATCGCTCAGCGATAGCTTGATAAGATCGGCGGCCGTCGTCACTTATCGGTCCTTCGGCTGGCAGGGGGATGCAACCGGATCAGTCCAGCCGGGATAGCGGCTTTTCTTCTCCGCGCCGCGCTCGTCGGTAATACGGACCTCGCCGGTTTCCTTATGCTCCATCGTCACCGTCTTGCCGTGCGGTGAGCGGCGGCGTGTCTTTGAAGTGATGATGTAACTCATGCTGCCGCCTCCGTATCCAAAGCCACCGCCTGCTCGCGGATCGTCTCGACCGACTGCCGCCGATCAATCGGCTGCTTGTACTTGGTCATCAGATATTGCTCAAGTCCCGCTTTAAGCGCCGCGTCACGTTGTTTACCCGCTTCCGGTAATACAGACGCGGCTGCGAAGGCGTCCATGAACGCATCGACCGTATCGAAGTCGTCCGGGATGGGCGCGGTAGCGACAGCCTTCGGCGCGGCAACAGGCGCCTCCACCTTGCCGCCTGCCGCCTTGATGGCCGCTATGGCTTCATCGAACTTCCCAGGCGTATCTACCCAGCCTACAGGTAGCTCGCCCGGATCTTCGCGGAAGATAACGCCTTGCGGCGCTTCAGACGGGTGATAGGCCCAACAGGGAATAACGCTAAGTTTCATGGCAGCCTCACACGTTCGGCGTGATGTGAAGGACGGCGGCCAGGAACTCTACGTCGGTCGATGCGGCGGTGGTCGCGTTCAGGCGCAGGAAGTACGCCTTGCCTTCTTCAACGATAACTCGGCTGCTGGTGGCAAAGGTCTTGGTGCTGTTGGCCTTGGTGATGGCGGTATCGGAAGCGACGGAAATCTGCGCCATGTCCGTTCCAGAAATAGCGGTATGCGTCGAGGCGGCGGCGACGGCGATGCTCTGATACAGGTCGCAGTCCAGCGTGGCGGTATTGCCGGCAGATTCGATCTGACCGACCAAGTTGTAGCCGTCGATACGGTCGCCGACATTCAGGCCGTTCAGCGGAATGACCAACATGCCGCTAGTCTGCGAGGCAGCGCAGGTCGCCATAAACGAATCGGCGCCGGCGTTGACGGTCCAGCCGGCCGCACTGCCCACTTTCGCAGTCTGATAGATGCGCTTCTGTACGCCGGGAAAACGGCTGTTCATTGCTTCAGTGCTCATGGTATTACCCTCTCGTTAATCGGCGGATGCCGGTGATTGATTGCTTTCGTGGTGACTCCCGCCAGGCTGGGCCAGAAGGAAATGATGGTAGTTCCCCGGATAGGCTTTCTCAGTTGAGTGATGCGTTAGATCAAGATCAGGCACCACCCAAATATCGCCGCCCGCGTCAATCCAGTTACGGGAAAAGGCGTAATCCTCCCCCCAAAGTTGTCCGTTGTGCGCGCCATGATTGAATAAGTCCACGGACGGCATACACGCCTCGCCATACATAAGGTGTGGGTACGACTTCATAAAGACGTTGACCGTATTGCGAGTGATCTTCAAAAACCCGGCCGGGACTCTTGAGGCTAAGATACAACCATCAGCGCGGACTATCGGCCGATGCTGATCCCCGTCAATCAATACGCCCATGTAATGAACGTCGTCGCTCTTGAACCGATACAGGCCGGCAACTACATCGCCTTCTGTCTGTATCAGGGTTACAAGGTCTTGCGGATCCCACTCAACGTCATGGTCGATAAAAACAATAATGTCTGCCTTAGCATCAATCGCCTTGCGTAGCATTGTCGCCCTAGCGGCGCTGATGTACGGACAGCCGATTTCTGAAACCATGTAATGCTCAATACCCGCCGCATTGAGCAGCGGGACCGATGCCGCCAAGCTATCCAGCGTTGCTTGATAGGGCTTGGTGAGCGTCGGGATGCAAATGACAACCTTCTTAGCGTCACTCATACCAGTTAATTTTTAACCTCAGCCGGGTTATCAGTAATAAAAATTGTGGCAGGCGCTTACTGAGGGCGCTTTTCGGCTTCGATAACCTAGCCACAATTAGACCGTCACAACTAAGCCGCCCAAATACCCAGCGCGACAAGCGTGTTCACTACCTCAGTCAGCACGGCGGACTGAGCAGCACCAAATGCAGACGAGCTAGCCGCCGCACTGGTGCTGTGTGATGTGGCGGTCGCCCGTTGAACAACGGGGGTTGCGCCGTAGAAGCCGAGTTTGTCAGAGGCCGACTGGCCCAAACGCTGACCATCGGTACGAAGGTCGGAAAGTTCGCGTACACCCATGTTAATTACTCCCAAAAAGAAGGGCGCCGAAGCGCCCGAAAGGTTACTGTTGAAGGTGGATTCGGTTAAATAAGCTGTTAATTCAACAACTTATCACCCCCAGAATCTGCCCCCTAGCTCGGCGTACAGTGCAGAAACTCCGTAAAAAACGTCGAGACGGATGATTTCCTCATCATTATCAATATCATAGTCCTTGAGGGCACGAATCGACATACCGTCATGCTGCACGCGAGATTTCCACGTTACAGAATCCGGCAATTCCAGCGGACACATGACCAGGCCCAGGGCGTTTTTGTGATACGCCAGGTTCTGCGCATACGCCGTGGAAGCCGAACCCATGAACGTCACGGCCGCGCCATCGAGCGGCAAGGCGGTGATGGTCTGATGTGCGCCGGACGTAATCAGTGCCGGCGATACAATCACATCGACTTCGTTGCCCGAGGCTGTCGCAAGTGCGGTCACAACGAACTGCTGTAACTCGCCAGTGCTTTCCTTGCTCACCGGGTTGACCGCATACACGGCGGCAACAGTGAACACGTCGCCCTCAGTCACGGTGTCGGTCGCGTTGGTCAGTCCGTCGATGTGGATCGTGCCGGTGGTTGCCGTTGCGGCAGACTCAGCCGAATTACCATCAACCAGAATGGTTCCGACGCGGGTTCCGGTGGTATGA